GAAGCAGAGGTCCGAGACCTCAAGGAATCCCGCAAGGAGAAGCCTAATGCCCGCAAAAAAACCAGACCCAAGACTAGCTAGAGCAGGAGTCTCTGGCTACAACAAGCCAAAGCGTACACCAAAGCACCCTACTAAGTCTCACGTAGTAGTAGCTAAGGAAGGTGACAAGGTTAAGACTATACGCTATGGTCAACAGGGAGTTTCAGGTGCAGGTAAGAATCCTAAGACTGCATCTGAGAAAGCAAGACGTAAATCTTTTAAAGCAAGACACGCCAAGAATATAGCCAAAGGTAAAATGTCTGCGGCTTACTGGGCAAATAAATCAAAATGGTAAAGAGGAGATAGTCATGCCATACGGTAAAGGTACATACGGTAGTAAAGTCGGAAGACCACCTAAGAAGAAGACAGCAGTTAAACCTAAAAAGAAGCCAATGAAAAAAGGCAAGTAATTATGCCTGTTAAAAAGAAATCCACAGTAAATAAGGCGGGTAACTACACTAAGCCTACCATGCGTAAGAACTTGTTTAATAAGATTAAAGCAGGTACTAAGGGTGGTAAGGCAGGACAGTGGTCTGCTAGGAAGGCACAGATGCTCGCTAAAGAGTACAAAGCTAAGGGTGGAGGGTACAGGTAATGCCGCTAAAGAAGTCACAGAAAAGCCTGAAGAAGTGGACTAAGGAAGAGTGGGGTACTAAGTCTGGCAAGCCTAGCACACAGGGTAAGAAAGCTACAGGTGAACGCTATCTGCCCAAGAAGGCTCGTCAGGCTTTGACCAAGAAGGAATATGCCGCTACGACACGGAAGAAACGTGCTGACACCAAAGCAGGTAAACAAGTAAGTAAACAACCTAAGAAGATTGCAAAGAAAACAGCAAGACATAGAAAATAGTTCTTGACTTTTGTGACCAAATATGGTATAATATTCCTATAGTATACTTAAGTATATTATTTAAATTAACAATAAAGACTGTCCATTAAGGAGAAACAGTAAATGACTGATGTAGAACTAGAGAAGTACTATCGTTCCTTTGAAGAGATGTTCCGTTCAGACGGATGGAAGAACTTAATGCAGGACATGAAGGGAAGTGCTGAGAACGTCAATTCAGTAGAAGCCTGTCAAGATGACAAAGACCTTTACTTTCGTAAGGGACAACTTGTAGTCATGGCTAATATGCTGAACCTAGAAGCACAGATAGAAACAGCTAAACAAGAGCAAGATGAAGAAGAAGTAGAAATAGACTAATGAGGTTTATGTTTGACTTCAAATGCGACAACGGACATGTCAATGAAAAGTTTGTAGATTCAGAAACAACCGAAGTACAATGTCCAGATTGTTCGTTGATAGCTAGAAAAATAGTTACACCTGTTACAATCAACGGTGGCGACTCTTGGAAGGAAACACGGAAGTGGGTTAAAAAGAGAGAGTCACACATGAAGGCAACAAAGGCGTAGCATTATAACGTAAGGACAACTCTTGACCATAGAACCCTTACACTTAATACACCTCCATAATGATATGAATCACGGAGTTTAATAATGGCAAGACTAATAGAAGAGCGTCCCACGGAAGACGTAGAAGAGAATGACATCAATAACCAAGTAGCACAAGACCCTCAACCAGAGGAAACTCTTGAACAACCTGAATCAGACATACCTGAGAAGTATCAAGGGAAGTCAACAGCCGAGATAGTAAGGATGCACCAAGAGGCTGAAAAACTCTTAGGTAAACAAAGTTCTGAAGTAGGTGACTTGCGGAAGGTTGTAGATGACTACATCCAGACACAACTCTCAACCCAAGAAACACAAGTAACAAATGCTGACGAAGAAGTAGACTTTTTCTCAGACCCCGACAAGGCAGTCGAAAGAGCGATTAATAATCACCCTAAGATAAAGGAAGCTGAACAAATCAGCAACCAATATCGTCAATCTACAGCAATGAACAAACTGCAAACCAAACACCCTGAAATGCAGGGAATTTTGCAGGATGAGAAGTTTGCTGAATGGATTAAGGGTTCTAAGATTAGACAACAGCTTTTTGTACAGGCAGACCAACAGTATGATTATGATGCCGCTGACGAGTTATTTTCCCTATGGAAGGAACGTCAACAGGTTGTCACTCAAACTGCCGCCAATGAGAAACAGCAACGCAAGCAAGCTGTTAAATCTGCATCCACAGGTAATGCCCGTGGTAGCGGTGAACAGCGAGGCAAGAAAGTCTACAGACGCGCAGACATTATTAAACTAATGCGTACTGACCCCGATAGATACCAAGCATTGTCAAATGAGATTATGCAAGCATATTCAGAGGGGAGGGTACGAAACTAATATTATTATATAGGAAGTATTAAAATGACTGATTCAACTTATCCCGCAAATGGCGGTTTCGTAGACAACACTAGCGCGGCTACTTTCATCCCAGAAATCTGGAGTGACGAAGTTGTTGCGGCTTATCAATCTAATCTTGTACTAGCTAACCTAGTCAAGAAACTATCTATGACTGGCAAGAAAGGTGATACTCTTCACATTCCTAAGCCTGTTCGTGGTGATGCTCACGCTAAAGCGGAAGGCACTGCTGTTACTGTACAGAACGCTACTGAAGGCGAAGTACAAATCGCATTAGACAAGCACTTTGAGTACTCGCGTCTAATTGAAGACATCACTGAGACTCAATCATTGTCTTCACTTCGTCAGTTCTACACTGGTGACGCAGGTTACGCTCTAGCTAAACAAGTAGACACTAGCTTGTTTGAACTAGGTAAGTCTTTCGGTGACAACGGTGGTGATTACGTTGGTACTGGTACTTATAACTTTGCAGGTGGTACTGGTGTTGAGGCTTATGCTGTAGACTCAGTTGCCGCGGGTGACGTATTCAACGATGAAGGTTTCCGTGCTTTGATTCAAAAAATGGATGATGCTGACGTACCTATGGACAATCGTTGTCTTGTAGTACCACCATCAATCCGTAACGCTATCATGGGCATTACCCGTTATTCGTCAAGTGACTTTGTAGATGGTAAAGTTGTAAACAACGGTCAAATCGGCAACTTATACGGTATTGACATCTTTGTTTCTTCTAACTGTCCTATCATTGAAACTGCCGCGGCTAACAGCGCAGGTGGTGACGTTAAACAAGCTATGTTGTTCCACAAAGACTCTATGGTTCTTGCGGAGCAAATGGGTGTTCGTTCACAGACTCAGTACAAGCAGGATTTCCTGTCTACTCTATACACTGCTGACACTTTGTATGGTACTGCTGTTCTACGTCCAGATGCCGCATTTAACATTGCTGTAAACGCTTAGTAGTACTTAAGGGGCTTCCATTCGGGAGTCCCTTTCCCCTTTTCTTTTTTACAGGAATTTTGCATGGCTATATTTAGAGGTGTAGGTGGTTCGGGAGAATCTTCGGACAATTCCTTTCTACAGGAAGTTACTGCTCAAGCGCAAGCCGCTGAAGCATCAGCTACCTCTGCACAAGCCTCTGCAAACTCCATATTAACTCTTACAGCCGCCACGGGCGCGGCAGATACCGAAGTAATCTATAACGCTTCTACGGGTGTTTTGACTGTCCCTAGAGGGGATATAGGTCCTACAGGTCCTCAAGGTTCTACAGGTCCTCAAGGTGCTACAGGAGCAACTGGTGCTACAGGGGCAACAGGTCCTGCGGGTGCTGATGGTACTGATGGTACTAATGGTACTAATGGAACAAACGGTACTAACGGTACAAACGGTACAGGGTTTACAGCAGGTTCTTACAACGGCTCTACAGGTGTCGTTACATTTACATCTAACGATGGGTTAGGTTTTTCTACAAGTGATTTACGCGGTGCTGATGGTTCAGACGCAAGCGTAACAGCCGCTAATGTTACTGGTGTCCTCACAGGAGGAACTGGTATCTCTATAGCGAGTAATGGTACTATTACAAATAGTTCGCCAGACCAAACAGTAGCTTTGACGGGTACAGGTGCTACTTCAGTAACAGGTACATATCCTAACTTTACTATTAACAGCACTAACACAACGTACACAGTAGGTGATGGTGGGTTAACAACAAATGATTTTACTGACGCTGACCATACAAAGTTAAATGGTATTGAAGCTAGCGCAACCGCAGACCAGACAGGCGCGGAAATAAAGACAGCTTATGAAGCTGAAGCAGATACTAATGCTTTTACAGATGCTGAGAAGACTAAGCTAAGTGGTATAGAAGCTAGTGCAACTGCAGACCAAACTGATGCAGAGATAAAGACAGCGTATGAAAACAATGCAGACACTAACGCATTTACTGATGCTGACCATACTAAACTAGATGGTATTGAAGCAAATGCAGACGTAACGGATACAGCTAATGTTACTGCCGCGGGTGCATTGATGGACTCAGAAGTAACTAACCTAGCGCAGGTTAAGGCTTTTGATTCCTCTGACTACGCTACAGCCGCACAAGGTTCAATAATAGCTACCGCTGAGTATGATACTATAGGGATTAATCTAGGCACTAGCACAAACATTGTATGGACTGAATTTGATACACCCGCATACAATGAAAAAAGGATGCACACAGCTAGATTTGAAATAGATTTAAATTCTGGTAGTTCTACTTATAGAAACGAAGCACAATTTTTTATTTATATAACTGTTCCAAGTGGTGAAACAGCATACTCTCTTGGAACTGCTACTTATGAATCTGCGCCTTCTCAATTCGGTAGAATCATTAGCTTTTCTGGAGATATTACAGACAAGATTTCCTTAGGCGGGTCAATCGGTCCTAATCTAGATTCATCAGGGTATTTTGGCGATAGGTCACTTGAATATTATTATTATAGCAATTCAGATGATAAAACTTATGTGCGCTACAATAGTTATCCATCAGAACTAATTTCATCTGGTAACTCTGCAACTATATATTTTGACCCATTTCATTTTGCATCTACTGGCTCAGACTTAATCGTAGAGCAATACACAATAGAATTGCCTTATAATAATCAAGATAGTGTAATTACTTTAAAAACAAAACTAGGTTACATTCAACAGGCATTTGATTATTCTCTAAGAGCAAAAGAAACTAATAGTGGTGACGCTATAATAATATATAAGGTCAGGCACGAACTAACAACGAGAAAAGTCTAATGAAGATTGGTAGGTTTGTAATGAACAGTGACGGAGTAGTCGAAGAGGTTGTTGAGGCGACATCTTATGGTAATTGGGCAGAAGCAGAAACAGCGGCAAAGATACTAAAAGCTGATAATGCAGACAATGAAAATGTATGTGGCGTATTTTTAGGACATGAAACAGCGCCAGATACGTATGTAATAAAAAGTATTATCTAGCAGATAAAACACAAGGATATTCTAATGACACAAGAAGGAAAACAAGCACTAGACTTAGCCGCGGCATCAACAGGAATAATGTCAGTAACCGCATGGCTACCGCCTATAGCCAGTCTGTTCACTATTATCTGGTTAGGTTTACGTATCTATGAATCAGATACAGTACAGAAGATTGTACATAAAAAGTAATGAGAAGACTATTTTGTTTGTTAATGTTGTTCAGCGTAGTTACACTGGCTGACAACGCTCAGGAAGGTTCTTTGAATACATTTCATGGGGACAACAGCACAACGAATAGTAACAACAGCACACAGGATACATCAACAAGTAACACGTATAATGGTGCAGGGAGTAGTTCGGAAATACCAGTAGGTTCAGCTATAACACCTAGCTATATGTCCAATGGTATTGAAACGTGTTTAAAAGGTATAGGGTCATCAGTACAGACCGTGGTAGTAGGTTGGTCGGAAGGTAAGTACAAAATTGATGAGAACTGCAATAGACGTAGGGACGCTAAGGTACTTAGTGACTTAGGCATGAAGGTAGCCGCAGTAGCCCGTATGTGTGAAGCAGTAGATGTATGGAAGAGTATGTTTATGTCAGGTACTCCATGTCCCATACTTAGTAACGGCAAGCTAGTGGTAGGTAAACGTGCTATGCTAGTTATGAAGAGACAGCCAGAAATATACATACCTGACTACAACAAAGATACACAAGATTGGTACAACACTATACTAAACATTGGAGGAGAGGACACAGATGAAGAAGATGATATTATCTCTGTTAGTGCTAAGTTCCGTAGCACAAAGCAGTGAACTAGACAACCTAATCAACACCTCCAATGCTATTGTTGACCAGATAGACCGAGGCATTATGCTAGTCGGTGCGGCTCAAGAGTACGCATACTATGGTGACGCATTGTCAGACGGTACTATCTCTGGTACAGCACACATTAGTCCTGAGCAACTACAGGCGTACACAGCGGCTTTGTCTAGTATGTCAAACTATCAAGCCTACGGTGACTTACAGACTGTACTTGAGGAAAAAGCATACACAGAGTTAGACATGATGGATGAAGCCATTGGTGTATTTACTGAAGTAGTAGTGGACATGATTGCTGTACAGGAAGTAGCTGAGGTATCTGAGTCAGCCGCTACTCCTCAAGAGGAAGCAGAAGTACAGACTTTTGTAGCTGACAACATAGAATCATTGACAATCACTCAGGACGAGGTAGAGACGTACAACGACTCCCTAGACTCCATTGAGGAACACGCTAATAACGCTAGTGCATTCTTATCTGTAGCAGGTAACAAAGAAGCTGTAGAGTTCCTAGAGCAAGGCATAGAGAATGCTAACACTACAGCGGAAGAGACTAACATCTTTTACGATTCTAACCAACAGTGGGTTGCTATGGGTTATAACACCACTAGAAACCTTACAGCAGTTTACCTTAATGGTAATGACAATATTGGTTTAGATTTATACGTAACGGAAGCAGACATACTAGCCGCAGGTAGTGAATCAGAATATTATTTGACTGGTCCTACAGCCTATAGTTATGATTGCTTTATGAACAGTGACTGTACGGAACTATGAGTTTAGAGCAAACTGAATTAACCATTGGCGGTACATCATTTAAAGGTGTATGGATAGCCATAGTTCTAGGTATTGGTAGTACAATAGGTGGTGGCGTATGGACAGCTTCTAGCCTGTACTCAAGACTGGAAGCAGTAGAAGCTACACAGATACCCGATGTAAGCCCCATACAGCAGAATCTAGCCACTTTAGGCACAAGGCTAGAGACACTACTAAGTCAGCAAGAAAAGCTGTTAGAATTGAATACAGACGTTTCTAAGCTAGCTAATGAGATAGAGGGTATAAAAGGTACAGTAGCAAAGGCTGAAGTTATTACAAAAGATATTGGTGACGTAGGTAAGAAGTTAAAGACATTGACCAAAGAGGTAGAGGATTTGTGGCAGGGTATGGACTACCTCTCAAATCCCCTTAAGTGAGGCATTTATGTTAGAGCAACTAATCGGACCTGTTACAGGGTTACTTGACAAATTTATAGAGGATAAAGACAAGAAGAATGCCATCGCCTTTGAACTTTCAACAATGGCTGAAAAGCACGCGCAGGAACTTGCGAAAGCGCAACTTGAAGTTAATAAGACAGAAGCGTCACATAAGAGCCTCTTTGTGTCGGGTTGGAGACCTGCTGTTGGTTGGACTTGTTGCATTGGACTTGCGAGTCAGTACATTCTTATCCCGATGGCAAATTTTGCGCTTGCTCTTGCCAATTCTACCATTGAAATCCCTGTTTTAGACATGGCTACAATGATGCCAGTACTGATGGGTATGCTTGGTTTAGGTGCTATGAGAACTGTTGAGAAGACTAAAAAAGTACAGAGGGATAACTAATGTCAGCTACTAGTCGTTACTACAGACCGCCTACAGAAACAAGAAGAACACCAACTTATGAAGAGTTGTTTGGTACATCCAAGAGTGCCGAACGTATTGCTTATGACAAAGAACAAGCGCGTTTAGAAGAACAAGCAAGAAAAGAAAGACAAGAATCTGACCGTAAAAGAAGAGAAGCATATTTTGCAGAACAAGAAAAAATTAAGTCAGATACGTTAGTAGCCGAAGGTAAAGAGTTAGTTGGCTCATATAGAGACCAATACAGCACGGAGCATCTTTTTGAGTTAGGTGCTGTAAACAGTTTTGAAATAGCAAAGGTTGTAGCTGACGAAACCTACAAACAGTACTGGTACGATAAAGCTAATGATATTATTGGTAACTTTACTGATGAAGATTATAAGCTAATTGCTGAACCTCAGTATGAAGAAGTTGAAAAAACAGGTCGTGGACCGAGAGAACAAAGACGAGTTTTACCTAAAGGCTATGAAGAACTTCTCAAAGCACAAGAATATATTGAAAAGGGTCCTTTAGATTTTTCTAGTGAAGAAACACACAAGATGCTTATTGAGCCGCCTACAACTAGAACAGGCTATGGTAAGTATCAATACTGGATAGACGAAGAAGACCCGTTACGTCAAGCCGTAGAAGCACAAGCTGATGTAATGACTAAGTACCTTGATAACGAAGGTATTTCTATAGTAAAAGATTTTAAAGACGGTAATCCTAATAACATCTACGGTGAAGGTGTTTATTTAAACACAGGCACAGCGGCACACATTGACTGGGATTCGGAGTTAAAAAGAGGACAAAGCTATCAGTCTACCCCCGATGCAGAATTAGGTTCATATAGTCAAGTATTCTACAGACCTGAAAAAAGCACTATATTAGACCATTGGATGGTTGATATAATAG